GTTGTGCAGTAAGTGATGCATTGATTGTAGCAAGATCAGAAACTGTAACAAACTTTGTAACAGACTTAACTGCTGCTGGAAGTCCATCAACATCTGTTGCTGTAATTGCAAAGTTGATTGCTGCATTTCCTGCTGTTGCAGGGTATGTAACTGTAACCTTTGATGTAGCAGTGCTTGTATCTGATGCACTAGATGCAACTGAAATAGTTGCACCAATAACTGTAACTACTGGAGTAGTTGCTGCTGGAACATTTCCAAATACATCTGTTACAGTAGTTGAATATTCAACAACGCTTGAAGTGTTTGTTGATAGAGCAACAACTGGTGCAAGGTTATATGCAGGACCTGCAGTTCCCTTTACGTAGTATGTTGATACTGTTCCATTGTTTGTAATAACAACTGTTCCAACTGCAGTAGTTTTAGTGTATACATAAAACGTTGCTGTCGTTCCTGTTCCTGTTGCAATTGACAATGATGTAGTACCAGATGATGCTGTTACTGGGGCAAGAGCGTCCCAAAGTGCTGTAACAATAAATGCGTTAGTAGTAACTACAGAAACTGTAGTTCCTGCGTCAATTCCAGTTAGAGCAAAAGTAACTGCATCTGCAGTATTTACCTTGTTATCTGATGGAACCGTAACAGTGGCTGGTGTCGCTAAAACGTTTGCTACAGTTGTAGGCGTAACGTTTGCAGTAACAGTAATTGATGCAACAGCATTTGCTGAAGGAACCAACAACATTGTACCAGCCAAGGCTGCAGCCATGACTAGACTAATCTTTTTAAATGAATTCATTCTTTCTCCTTGTTAGTTTATCTGATCACACGACCAGAATATTAAATTAAATTAAAGCCGTCCAAGAAATCTCTAACATCGTCAGGCATTTTCGGATTACTTAATTCTACCATACCCCTGTCCTTTTCTGCAACTCGTGCTGAAGAAGACCAAGTATGGACATCTATCTCAGTATTATTACTCTTTGGTGTATGTGATATTGCTCCAAATACCGCTCCAGTTACGGCATCTGCAAGGTCCTTAGATTTTTTGCGGGGGTGATCTACACGATTACCCTTCATAATTTTAAGTTCTGACATTTCTTCTAATAGGATAGGTATTCTTGGTATAGAAACACGCTCTTCATAAATCATCATAGCAAGATCTTCGTAGTGTTTCTTAGCAACAGAGACTGTCTCAGTTCTTATTCCAACGGCCTGCAACTCATTTTGAATATCAAATGATTGCCAACGGTCAAAAGAAACCATTCCAATATTAAAACCTTGTCTACGTAGGTTCATAATCCACTGTTTAACTTCAGATAGATTAACTGGTCCTTCTGCTCTTGGCTCCCACCATGCAACTGCATCTACTACTACTATTGGTGCTACTTGTTCGTAATCTTTAATTACCTGAATATTTACCCACTTGTCTACGTGAGCAATTGCTACCGCACACTTATCGTGCTTTTGTGCAAGGTCAGCATGAATATAATATGTTTTATCTGGATCTGGTACAAAGGTTTCATCAAACCTTCTAAATGAATCTAGTGGATTTCTACTGTTCATGCACTTCTCAACTTTGTCAATTTGTTTAAAGAAAGCATCAGATGAATAGGTTGGCATACAAGCAAAACGCATCATGGCATCACCAAGGTCAGTATAGAATGCTAGTTTAAAGTCTTCTATCTTACGGGTTGGGTTTACTTCCCATGTAGGTCTTTTAAATGCATATACCCTTGGAATTTTGTATTGAAGAATATTATCTTCATCCCACGAGATTTGAAATTGATTACCTGGATCTTCGTGTGGTAAATCTTCATTCATAATAAATGTATGTGTTCTTTCAATAGTTTCTTTTTCTGCAATTACTGATTCATATCGTTGAGAAATAAAGTCACCTTGATAACGTGGGAATGAAAGCAAAACAACCTTTCCAAGATCTGGGAAACGAGAGTCTACTGAACCACGGAATGCTTTATAGATATTGTCAGCAGTCTTTCCCTGTTCATTTCCAGATACAACCTCACTTGCAAAACCAGAAATCTCATCAAGTACTGCCATAAGTAAGTTCAAACCCTCATGAGATTCTCTTTCTGAGTGTCCAGAGTAAACAGTAATTGCTTTGTCAAACTCAATTGAGTCAGCCTTTGCATTATACTTTCCAGCAAACCAGGGTGACTTTTCAATCTTTGTTTTAAAACCTTTAAAGAAAACGTTCTTAGCCTGTTGTGCGTTAACGGCAACGTTAATAATATCAATAGCATCTCCTGCAGGCTTACCGTAATAAAGTGCAGGGTCTTTAAGACATAATAGTTTATATACTACATATGCACAGGCTACTGTTGAGATAAAGTCTTTTCCGCTACCCTTGCCAAGTTGAAGAATTAATTCATTTTTGGTGTATTTATTAAAGTGTTTAGTTCCTTCAACATCTCCCATGATGTCCATCACGTCTTCTTTGCGATAGATCTGGCTCATTGCTTCAACAATTTCGTATTGAATATCAGATAAAAGCGGTTGACCAAGATAGTCAGGTGACTGGACAAATGTCTTTACGTCAACTGGGGTTTCAACAAAATGATTCTCTTTTAATACTTCAAGAAACTCATTGAACATCGTGGACAACTGTAATCACTTCTCCTTCTTTTGCAATAGCAGAAAGTCTCTTCATAATAATGTCACGAACTTCTGGATGCTCTGAAGCAATATCTCTTAGGATTCCAACAAGAACTTCTTGTCGTCTTTCAATTTCAATCATCTCTTCTGCTAGTTCTTTGTTCTCAAGAAGACCAGCCTTTTGTAGCATATCAATTCTTCTTGATTCAATATCTAAAACTAATTTAATTCCAGCAGTTTTAGCACTAAGGTTTGTTGATAGACTTGCCTCATCAATAACCTCGTATGCTTTTGTAATTAACTTTGTATAGTGTGTATCTGCACCAACAAGGGCTTCTTTGGCACGAGCACGAATAGCATCATTAGCAGATGCCATGACCTTCCACTCGTTAATTAAAGACACAACACGAGTTCGTGGAATATCTAGTTCTTTAGAAATAACTGTGGGGTCATTGCCCTTAAGGTATTCTGTAACTACTTGATTGACTTCATCAAGATGTTGAATAAGTTCTGTCTCAGTTGACATATTTTCCTTCTAGTCTATTTATTTCATCCTTGATATAAAAAATTGCTTTTTCTAAATCTTGAATAGTTTTTGCTTCATCTTTAAGTCCTGCTCTCCACAAATACTTAAAGGCATTCCCAACATTAAAATTACGATGACGGGTAATCTGAATGCACTCAACTCCAGAAGGATCTGTTGTGTAGTGTGCGGGGTGGTTTACCTGATCAACAGTAATGTGTAGGCTGTCACTCATTTGGTTACCTCAACATTTAACCTTTTAAAGCATTTTAAGCAATCCGTGTAAGTTCTTCCAGTAAAAGGACAAGACGATGATTCAAGATTTACATGCTTGCAAAATTTTTGTTGAACGATTGTTTTTGAAATGTTGATAAAATCTTTAAATGCTTTCATCTATATCCTCCTCTAGGTTCCAGTCAAATGTTTCTGGAATATTTTTAAAAATAAACAAAGTATGAATTATACCTGCTGACAAAAAAATAAAGAGTAGTGTAAATATTTTTTTATTTTTATTCATTAAAGTCACCAATTATGTTTTCTTTTATTTCTTTTAACACTAGATCTCTCATTCTTGACTCTTTAAATTTTTTGTATCTTGTTGTAAGCGGTAAATGTCTACCAAAAATTGGTGGTGCGTCTACGCAATGCTGTGCGTATGTCATTATTTTTTTTGTATATTTAAATCTTACAAGTTTTATTTTTTTATTTGTTAAAAACTCAACATAAAAAATTGGCTCATCCTCTTTTATAATAAATTCTCCAGAATTACTCCACATTTGAAATTCAGTAGAATATGGTCTAAACCAAGATCCAATATTAAACCTTCCTGGAATAATTGAAGCATACTTTGAGTATCCTTGTGGATGAAATGTTGGTTGAGAAAAATTTGCTTCAAGGTCAGAGTCTGAAAAAAATATGTAAGGAAGGTTTACAAGAATTGTTGGTCCAAAATTAAGTCCTGGAAGTCTAATTGATGCTACCTCTTCAGGAAAAGCCTTTTGACCTTGAAGGTAAACCATTCCAGCATCATCAGTTTCGTATAAAAAATTACATTCTACAGAATTTTTAAAGAAAAATGTTTTTTTCATTTTGTCTTTAAATGCTGGACAAACCATCATGGATCTAGATTGATCATGTTTTGATCTTTTTGATGTTAAATAAGAAAACATGTTTTCAGGTTCTGCGTACAGCATATTAAATTCTCTATGCATTTCAACTTCCTGAGATATTGCAGGTGCCCAATAAACAGTAATGAAGTCGTCTTCTTTATTATCTTTCATCTTTTAGACTTCCTTAATCCAAATCTAGCAAGGTATACGTAGATAGTCTCAACACTGGCTCCGCACTCCTTTGCAATCTCTTCTGGAGTCTTTTTATCCATAAGATACCTCTTACGCATATAGACTTCTGATGTATACAGTTTAGCAGGCATAGTGTTATTTGTCAACCTGGTTTAAATTAATATCATAATTAAACCTATCAGAGTTTTCCATTATCCACTTATCTTGATTTTCTACGTCATATTTTCTTTCATTAATTATTCTGTCAATTAAGTATTCTTTTTCCAGGGTAAAAGAAGGCTCGTATACTCTGACTCTATTGTTAGGCTGAATTGCAAAGTTTCCATCATCTCTTTGAATAACATGTCCACACTTGTGGTCTGCAGGACTTTCAGAGTATCCATCATCTAAGACATTTGTATCTGGGTTATGCCAGTCTAATGTAAATAAATATGTTCCCTTGTTCATTGTCTTTGTTCTATCTATATAAGACATTCTAAGGTTAGTTAGATTCTCAAATCTTGTTACAGCAATATGATGACTAAATGAATTCCATAGTACTAGATTGTGAAGATCAACTTCTGGAATACCTGGCTCTGTGCAAAAGGCAGAAATTGGAAGTCTCCACCAAAGGCCACCATCTGGCATCATAATATGAAATAGCGGACTTCTAGATTTTAAACTTGAAACACCAAAGACTACACACTCAAAATATTTATCGTGGCTATCTTTATGATTTCTTAAATAGTTTCCTCTTACATAACAGTTTATAGGTGGTATGTTTGCATTTAATTCTGGCATTACTTACTTTCTCCTATCGCCTTATCCCAATTTTTTACAGCCCAATGACCAATTCCACAAGCATCTGCAACATCATTGTCTGTAATTGTTCTATCATAATTAATATTAATAAACTTAATTGTTCTTTCTTTGCGAAGCATTCTTTCGTGAGCCTTGTAGTATGAATCAGACTTTCCAGGATTTTGAGATTTTATTAGTAACTGTTCTTCTTTAGATATTTTTCCATTACCCATAAAAATTTGCCAAGTAATTGGAGAAACTCTGCCAATTATTTTAGTTCCAGATTGTCCTGCTGATCCAAGAATTGCACCTTGAACTAAGGCAAGGTCAGCAGCAGTCTTAGGACTATTCATAAATACTGTATGCTCAATAACTATTGCTTCAAAACCACCATAAATATCAAAAAAGGCTTTTACTTTTTTGCCAGCATCCATAACTTTTTCATAGATATTATTTCCCTCAAAAGAAATTTTTCCAATGCTTTCAAGTTCATTACCAACAAATAAAGCAAAAGCAAGACTATTCGTGCTGGCATCAATAGCACAAATAGTTTTTGGCTGTGCCTCTGCTCCCCACTTAGTCTTGCTCATATTCAATATAACCTTTCAATTCTTTTAACATTTTTGCAACTGCTTTTTCACTAACATTACAATTTGAACAAAATCCAGAGTCATTGTATATAGAAAGTTCTTGCTCACAACCACCAAGGCATAAACGCTTTTTACCTTTTCGTTTTTGTCTTTTTGTGACGTTGTATCTTTCTACAATCTTTTCTCTAGTTGCAATATCTCTACAAACCTTACTACAATAAATCTGATAACTTACTGTTGGTTTAAACGATATATCACATACGCTACATAACTTCACTCAGTTCCTCCAGGGATGCTATCTTTACTACGCCCACCCCTGCTTCTCCACAAGCCTTCTTAATAGGACAGTTCTTGCAGATTTTTGAATTAGATCTATAATTTTTTGTTGGAAGGGTTTTATCTTCCCATGCCTTACGAACATCACGCATCCATTGGAAAGCCATATCAATCCAGGCCCTGTAATGATCATTTACTTCTACTGGTATCACAAGTAGTTCGTGATTGTTTTTATTTTCATAAACTAAAATACCCTTAGATTTTTTAAGGACCTTCATATAAATAAGCAACTGAACTACATGGCCCATCTTTGGTTTGTTTGTGCGCTTACGGTATTCAAATACCTCATTGTTTGTTGTCTTAACCTCAACAACAATCTCATCGCCCTTCCATTGAATAAAGTTATCCACATACCCAAAAATTGGTGGATCATCATGAAACAATTTAAATTCAGAGTTAATTGAAATGCCAGAGTTTTTAAACGCTGCTTCAATTCTTCCGTGAGAAAGAGTACCATTAGTCATGTTTGCTACGGCATAGGCATCTGAATTATCTTCAAAAACAGCACCCTCAAAAGCAAGGTACCAATATCTTGGACATTCGCCATGACCGTATGCAATTGTAGATGGACCAAAAGTCTTTTTCTGTTTATGCTCAGGATCTCTACCTACAAGATATCCCTGCTCAATAACCTTAACTAACTCTTTTGCATCTATCTGTTCTGGTGTTTCAACTTCTCTAATCATTATTTGTTGTAGTAAATTTTTAGTCATTATCATCCTTTGTTTATATAAGTATAGCAGGTTAGCGCATAATGTATTTTAATGCTGATACCAAATCATTGATTGATTCTGCTGCGGTATAGTAAATATTCTTCTTTGCCCTGTCACTTTTATCAACATTGGCCATCCATGTAGCCTTTAAAGACATCTTGGCTGCGATAGCCTGTAGTCTAACAATCTCAAGACTTGCAACCTGAATAGGAATGTCTGGTTTAATAATTATCTTAGCAATCATTGTAAGAGCAACTGTAAGTTCTTCGTCATTCATATACTCTGCAATCTCAGCCAAACCATTTACTTGCTCTAGTGTTGTTTTTTGTGGACCTTCATTTGTCATTATTATTCTCCTCTACTAACTGTTCTAGCATATCTAATTCTATTATAGCAAGTCGTACCTTTTGTGTACCTTCGCCAAGTACAATAATCAAGGCAGGATCCATGCTTTTCTTGAGTGCATCAGTTGTAGCCTTGGCCCAAACATCTTGATTTAATGTAAAAGACTTAGAGCATTCTTTAAAGTCTATTACAAAATTATTCCAAGATGCATCACCCTTGGTATTGTTTCTACCAGAGTTTTTATGCTGCTTTGCACCAATACGTTTTGACTCAGATCTTTCACTCATTAACAAAGTCTTTCTTTTTCTTTTTTGATGGTATCAATGCAACCTTAGACATATGTTTTGCAGAACACATCCATGTTGCATCTCCTGTTTCACTCCAAAGTCTTAAAGATAATACTTCTTCATGACACTTTTTGCATGGAAACTTTCCATGAAATATACTAAAATTACTATCAACCATTTGCCAGTTTATCTCTTAGGCTTTTCTGTAAATCTAAATCTTCTCTTACACGATTAATGAATCCATCTCGCCCTTGAACCTTTGTGCCATCATCAAGTTGATACCATGCTCCAGTACGATTAACTAATCCTACTGACTCTGCTGTATCAACCAAATCACCGATGGCATCAATACCAATATCATCACCTCTAAAATAAAAATCATACTCACCAGACTGGAACCCTGGAGAGGTTTTGGAGAACTGGAGTTCCCAGCGAATCTTTCTACCAATTTTTTCTTCAATTAACTTATCCCCCACTTTAATCTTTCCCTTAAGTGCTTGATTATCTGACTCTGATGAAAACAGTTTAATAACACATGACGAATAAAACTTAGTAGCCTGACCACCTGAAGGCTGCTGGCTAGTATACATAGCATTAATATTATTACGAGACTGAGAAATAAGTACAAGAAGAGTTGGCTTAACTTTATTGTTAGCATAATTAAGCATTTTCCACGCATTGCTAAAGTCACGAGACTCTGCCCCAATCTGTTTTGTATTCTCTAAGGCTTTCATATCATCTGTATCTTTTTCAAAGTATATTGCTGGAAGCATTGATGTAATTGAGTCTATAACTATTAAGTCAACACCAGCATTCATTAATCCAACACCTACATCAACCATATCACTAATAGTTCTTGCTTGTGAATAAATAAGTTTTGTTGGGTCTACCCCAAGTTGTCTAGCCCAGTCTTCTGAGTATGACATTTCTGAATCAATCCAGGCACATAGTTTTCCTTCTGCTTGTGCTAGAGCAATCATCTGAAGGCACATAGAAGACTTTGCAGAGGACTTAGAGCCCCAGATAAGAACTTGTCTACCATAAGGAAGGCCTCCCCCTAGAGCACGGTTTAAACCAAAACTAGGTGTTGCTTGGTACTCATAGTTAATTCCAACTCCGCTTCCAAGTTTTTTTCTTAACTTAGGATCAAGTAGTGCTAACGCCTCTTCTATACTAACCGACATGTACATCCTCCAATGTTACTGTTCCGTCTTTTGTTTTTCCAAAACTAAACTTATAAGCCTTTCCCTCTTCAATGTGCATATACGCTCTAGGAAATGCAGTAGGAAATACAGTAACAGAGTGAAGTTCTCTACTTGTATCTGCTAGAGTTAAAGATGCCATCTTCTTTCCAGCCTTTGTCATTCTTGGTTTAAAAGAAACAACAAACAACTCTTCTTCAGAATAAGGAAGTTGCTTATAACTTAAAAACTTTACTAATGCATTAGAAGATCCTTTTATCTCGTCAACAGGTATTGCAGATACAATCCTATTATCGTTTGCAAGAATAAGATAAGTACGACCAGTCTCAATAGTCGTAGACTCTTCATCAAATATACCAACACTGCCAGTCTTGTCCAAAATTTCAATTCTTGACCATCCCGTTCCTCGTTTAATTGCTTTAACCATTCCCATAAGAATAAAAGATCCTTTTTCCTCAAATAAATCTACGTCCTGAATAAATGCGTAATAGTGAGAAGGAATAGTAATGTTAAACTCTGGAAGATTTAAGAACTCATAAAGATTTTCTTTAATCTCAGAGTCATTTCTTGGCTGATCTGCAAATGTTGCAGCACCAATTACACGTAAAGCATTAAGTGCACGACTATTTACTCCATTGCCTTTTGTAAAAGTAAACTCTTCAAGTTCTTTGTATGACTTAAATGGTCTAGCAGCAATATATTTTTCTGCAATGTTAGTTGATATAAACTTAATACCAGTCAATCCAAATCTAATCCCTTTACCCTCAATCTTAAAAT